AGTAGACGGGGCTTTCCAAACTTTCAGCCCCTACTGTATAGAAGGCAGGAAAAATACTGCATTTCCCGTTTTCTACTAAAATACTTTACTACTGTGATGCAGATAACAATACAGCTTATTCTGACCTGCGGTTTTACTAGATCACTTTCACTTTAGGAAAAATATTTATAATGGGTACATAACATTACCTCGGACAAAAGTTAACAAGGTGGGGTCGTCTGTTCGCGCCTGACGGCGCGAGCCCCGCCCCCCTGCCCCCTGTTGCGCCCTGTAATCCTGCTCGGTTGCGCCCTGTACTGCTAGGAATTCCTGCGGGGTTGACTGCCCTATCGGCACACCCTAACTCTTAACAATCGCCCCGCGCCCTGCCCTGCCCTGCCCTGCCCGATTCAATCCCTGACCTGACCTGCGAGCCCCTGACCTGACCCCGATTGACCCCGAGCCGATAGCCCCGAGCCCGAGCCCCCGAGCCCTGACCCGCCCTGAATCGGTGAGCCCTGACCCCTGACCCGCGCTGATATTGCCCCCTGTTGGTGATTGCTTATGCGGTATAGGCAGGTATACAATTGCCCTAATCCCGCGCCCTGCGGGCTAACTATCTAAAAGGAGAATGGCACTATGAATAACAATCCAACAATCGGCGATGCTTTTGATTCGCTGAATTCAGCAATAAGCGATTACGCCAGCGATGGAATAATTGTTAGTGAGCAGATTGAAATCTTCAATCAAGCAATACAAGCCGATGTGAATTTCCGCGATTTATTGCTCGGATTACCTAAGCATTATGGAATGGATACCTGTATCGGATTCATCTCTTATGTAATCGGACAAGTACACGCGCAAGAGCGCACACCTTACTTAACAATTCTTAGCGCATATTCTTATGAATTAGGGGATAACAAAAGCGCGTGGAATTTATTGAAATCAGCGCTGGAGATTCATTCCGATTATTCACTTGCTAACCTGCTAAAGAGAATGTACGTCGCAGGTTGGTCACCTGAATCCCTAGCATCTATGCGAAATGAGCTGGATTCAAAAGTGCGCGACGTGGTACAAGAACAGCGCGAAATCGTAATAAGCGAGATTACTAATGCGTAACCCTAAATCTGAGGTAATCCTGCGGGATTCCCTAACGGGTGAAGAATTAGCCCGCGCCCTGCTCACCCCATCTAGGGTTAAAGCGCTTATCCGCGCTTACTCTCTCGCAGGTATAGATGCGGTTGCACTATGAGCCGTCGCGCCCGTCTAGCGCGTACCGCGCTACTAATCGCCCTAATCGGGCTAATCGTCTACATCTCGGGAAATCTATGGTTTACGGGAGAAGGTTGGTGTATCGGCTCGATGTCTAAATGCGTTAAATTCTAGCGACGTACTTGCGCCCCTGCGGGATTACCTGCGGGGGCGTAGGTCTGCCACTAGGGCGGAAATTACGATCTAAATGAAAGTAAGAGCGAATAAGGGGGCAAGTAATGAATGATGAGATGGTCACTTATACGGTGACACTACACGCGGGCGGGGCTATCACTTACACCGAGCCTAAGCCGATTAAGTGGGTCACCAATGAATAGTAAGTGCGAGCAATGCGGGTCAATCCTTGACCTGTTGACCGCCTTCACCCTTTACAGGGTGTGCGGGGCGTGTACGCGGGCTAATCACCGCGCAAGCGTTAGAAGGGGAAAGTAATGAGTGAAGAGCAGGGCGAGCGCGGATATACCACCCGCTTTACGGGCGCTTATGTCTGCTACACCTGCGGGCATCTATGCGAATGTGAAGGGGAAGGGGAGAAATAAGGTATAGTACGGGGCAGGTAGTAAACTACCCGCTTTCGCTCTCTTCCTAGATAGTGGAGAGGGCGGGGGCGAGAGGTGGATTACCTCAAAAGGAAATGGAAAGGGAAAGGCAAGGAAATGAAAACTTATGTAATGGAAGTGGTGAGTCAAGTTTTGACCATCTCTGCCAATTCAGAAGAAGAAGCAGAAGCAAAATATGGCGCTCACTTTGAGGGTGAGGATTGCCCTTGCGGTAAAGGTAATTGCGATTGCGTTACAGATTCAGAAGATTGCTACCACAACACAACAGAATACGAAAGGGTAACAGTATGAACGCACATCTAACTAAGGAACAGATGAAGGACGAAATCCGCACCGAATTGCAACAGGGTGGGGAGATTGAAAGCATTAAGGACTCTTCGGGTCAATGGGTGGACGGGTATTTACCTGTCTACAATAATCAAATCATTGAAGAGTGGCAGCAGATGCCCCACGAATACACCGATAGAGGGTCACACGATTTAGGTGCTGATGAAACTATCGGAATCATCGGGCGAATGAGTTTAGATCTCTATATTTATTACAGCGAAATATTCTTTGATGCTATGGACGAACTAGAGGGAGAGATGGCAAGCGTATGAACTTACAAGAAATTGAAGAAGCAATAAGCAGCGATGCTGCTTTCAAGTCTTATGTGGAAGGGGCGGGAGAGGGCGGGGAAACTGGTATGGCTCTTGACCTGATTCTCCAAGCAATAGAGCAGGACGGGGCATCGCTGGCAGATTTTGAGCTGTTAACGATGATTCGAGATATAACTGATTTACATAAAAACTACACAGAGGGGGGCAAGTAATGAATAAAGAACATCATTTCGTGGTGAAGTTTGATGAAGAAACTGGAGTGTGGAGTTGGGATACTGAAGTGGAAGAATCACGCTTTGGTGACGGCACTATCTACAACTCAGACACTAACGAGTGGTCTAGTGGGTATCTTGGCGACGGCGAATATGAACCAGCAGAAGAAGGATTGGTTGAGCAGTTGCAACACGCCCTATCGGTTATGAACCTAGTTAATGGGAAGGTGAATGATGAGTCAATGTAATTGGTGCGGAGATCAGGACACAAGCAACGCTTGGACTTCTCATTTATGTATAGAAGAGGGAAAGGGCAACTAATGAGTAGAGAGTTAGAAGTGCTTCGGCAAGAGTATGTGAGGGCAAAGGAAACTCCACTCTTTGATGACCCAGAAGATTACTGCATATTGTTGGATTTAATTGACCAGCGTATGCAGGAAATCCAAGACCGCTACGCAAACTATTAGAGGGAGAGGAAAAGAAATGAATAAATTAGATACAGAACCTTGCTATGTATGCAAAAATGAAATAGAACTAGACGATAGTGTATGGGCAGACAGCAAGGGTGAGGTCAATAATCCTTTATACGCTTATTGCGTACCTTGTTTACCTAATCAAAGAGAGGGAAAGTAATGGCAGTAATCTGCACCTATGATGGGTGCGAAACAGAGAATGAGGACTATGAAACAAGCAACGGGACTTACTGGTTCCGGTGCTATAAAGGCGGGTGGGACAACGAAATTGTCTACGCTCATTGGAAATAATGGACAGGGAAAGGGAAAAAATGTTTCAACCAACTAAGGAATACTGGCAAGCAAAGGCAGATCTCTGCAAAGAAACTGCACTAAAACAGCTGGAAGATGCAGATTCACGAGAAGCAATGAAGAACCTAGAGCGTATGGTTTATGCGCTATCGAGAGTAAAGGGGTTTAATAATGAGTGAGGTAATCAATTTCCATCCAAAAGAGTCGCAAGTCTTTACCTTTTTTGAGGTAGTAGACAGCGAAGGCAAAGGAATATGGGGCGGAAACAGTTCAATAGAGGCAATCCAATGGCTACGTCGTAGCCCGCTTAACTCACGCCTGTTGGTATCAGGCTGGGATGGAGAGGGAGAGGACGCTATGATTATAGGTCAGCCTATGGACATAACAAAGATTGTATTCGGCACGCTTGCAGGTGTCCTATGATTCTTGGGATAATAGGGGTGATGGTACTCTTCTACCTGTTGCTAGTGGTAGGAGATAAGTTCAATGGAGAATAGGCAGGTAAGCGCATCTCAATCTATTTCATATCGTAATTACAGACGAGCGAGGGATCGTGCTCTAGTGCGCCTATCTCACCAATACCCAGAGCTTTACAAAGAATATCTGGAAGAGGAGAAAGAGTTTGATGAAGAGCAAGGTGTTAAGTGGTTTGCTATTGACGATAGTACTTACGTTACTGTGGGTGTTCGCACCCGAACCGGTACATCAGGCGGTAGAGCACCCAAAAAATCTAGTCGTAAAAGAAGTAAAGGCAAGTGGGGTAGAAAAGCGTGAGAACATACGAGTATCCAAACGTTACGCTTACATCCTATACAAGTGGGGAAAACGTGAGCAGGCGTGCCTTGTCTCCCTTTGGACCAGTGAAAGCAGGTTTGACCACCACGCCCGTTCAAGGGATGGGCAAGGCAGAATCCTTAGTTCGGCTTACGGAATTGCTCAATTACTTGGAGAGAGAAGCAACGATCCTAGAGAGCAAATCCTTAAAGGTCTTATTTACATTTCTGGAAGATACGACACACCGTGTAGAGCCAAAGCTTTCCACAATAGACACAACTACTACTGAGGTGCTAAACTAATCTAGCCTCTCTGTTCGGTAGGTAAGGCCCCACTGTTTTAGTTTCCTTGCAGTGGGGTTTTATCTTTTGGAATCAGTAGAATAAAAGCCAGGCGCATTAAAGGTAATGGCGGGAGTGGAAAACACTCTACTCATAGGCTCGTGGCAGTCAAAGCAGATAGGTGCGTTAGCTTCAGCGTGGATACTACGCTCAACACCTAACTCAGTTTTGCATTGGTCACACTTATAGTCATAAATCATAATCTAATTGAATCCTCTACTAATAGATAACCAACTAACTTCTGTACCTTGGAACGGTTTTCAAACTCAGTGCTGGCTGGCATCAGGTGAGTAACCCACTCTGGTTCTGCTATCTCGGTTAAGTCAAAAGAATAGATTCCCTGTGGGGTGGAGTTGATGTAGAAGGGAAGCAGGTTGCGCTCTGTTGCTTGCTCGATAAGAGCGCGGTACTTTACCTGCTCAATAAGCAGATCAAGATAGTGTGTCTGGCGACACTTTAACTCTATAAAGTGACCAGCTTTATCACTAATGCAGTCGAAGGAGTCATACGTACCTTCACTCTTTACTAAGTCCGGATACATCTCAGACTTTAGATGATTGAATAACTCTTGCTCGTTCATCGGAAGGGAGATTCTCCACCGAGTTCATTCTGCAAACGACGCAGTGCTTGGGTACACCTACGGTCAGCAGTAGATGTAGCACACTCTAAGGTATGTGCTATCTGTGCAAGGGTAAAGTTCTCGTGATAGCGCAGACGCAGGATAGTCTGATCTTTAATATCTATCTTATTAAAACCTTTTTTAATATCGAGCAGGGTAGCAAGCAAGTTGCCGCCTTCTGCTGGAGATGATGAGCCACGTGGTTGCCCATCTTTAAGCATCTCTTGTGCCTGTTCTAGCACAGTACCGTCAATGACTGAGGCAATAACAAAGGGTAGAAGCTGAGCCAGCGTAGCGTTTTCGTAATAGGCTTCATCTGTTATCTGATAGCCAGACTTAGTAGCCTTCTCTTTGCGTGCGTATCGCTCTGCTGCACGCCTCATCTGCCACGCTAGACGTTGCTCATTGTGCTTGAGTTTCTCTGGATCTGTTTCACTGAACTGCTCGTTGATGTATTCAGTGCGGGTACTAGCCCATTGATAGAGCTCCTGTTGGATATCTTCTTTCTCTACCCAGACTTTGAATCTATTAAAAATACTGTAAGCCATAGGTGGAACTAAGTCATAGATGGTTGGATGTAAGTCTTTCACTCTTCGGGCCACGTTCCATCTAGCACCATCATTGCAATAACTGAATAGTTTAGAAGGTCAATGAAACTATCACGCAAAGATTCATTACTAGGGTTAACGTTAGAATCAATAAGGTTATTAATTCGGGCGACCTTATCCCACATACGTACACGCAAACCATTAAGTGGTCCACCTGGACTAAGGCTAATGTTCTTAGGACCGTAGTCGTGGTGTTTCTTAATGAGAAGATTGCCTGCTGCATCCAAGATGCGCCATACATCGGTAACAAACTCATCAGTTATCTTGCTGGTGTTGGTCTTATCAACACCTGTTCGCTCTGGTAGTTGGCTTCTAAGATCTGAAAGCCCATATGCTGCAAAGTCTGTAACATTATGATCCACTCGTCCTTTGTCATTCACCAGCATATCCTCCAATTAATACTCGTCGTGTCGCTTCTGCCCC